TTTCGGTGCCTGCCTCGGTTTGATGGGCCTGCTCATGAGGAAATACCGCACTTCGTCGGCAACATGGTCTTCTCCGGTGGTGTCGAGGTCTTCCGGCTTATGCTCGTCGTATTGCAGGATCGGCATAGTCCGAATGAACGCCTTGCAGTTGTTGAAGACGTACATCATCGGGAAGCCGTTCTCATCGAAAGCCAGCCGGTAATGCACCTGCATCCAGCCGGGAAGCCGTTCATGGTCTCCCTTCTGGAAGTACACGCCGTACTTGGTGGCGGTCTCCGCTATGCTGACGCCGGTTTCCGCGTTCCAGATTGCCGGGTCCGCAATGCCGGTGATCTGCTTATCCTTCAGCCAGCGGTGTTCATGCTCGATCCGGGCAATCTCTTCAAACAGGCGCGGAGGAATCCACTTGATACCCTCGTTCGGCGTCTCGGTGCATCCGTACAGCTCCAATATCCTGTAAACCACGCCGTCGAAGTCCACAGCCCACCAGCCGACAGAGAAGGGTTTGTTGTAGCCCCAGTCGAAAGAGCGGTAAATCTTCCACTGTTTCGGGATCTCGAATGGGTCTATCACATGCACCCAGCGCCGCTGCCTCTTCAGTTCCGCTCTGGTGCTGTTGTCTCCGGCAGCATTGGCGGCTCTCATGTCCGGCTCGATGCGGAAATCCTCGAAGAACTGTCCTTCGTAGGTGTCCCAATCGCCGTAGAGAAGCGCGTTCTTCTCTTTCTCCGGCAGGGAAGCGAGGCGGGCGAGGTACTGCGGGTCGTTCTGAAGCAGGATTTTGTTGTCGAATACCGTGCTCGGCACAAAGGTCCTGCTCAACCATTGCCGTTCCTGATGCCCGTCCGGGTGTACAATCACAGCCTTTTCCCATACGGTTTCCATCGGTTCGCCTGCGGTGATGAATCTCTCCTTCACCCAGCCGTGCCCGACGCCGCCGGGGTTTGCTGTGTTGCGCATGTAGACGCGGGTGCCGGGGCCGTTCGGCCTGTTCCGGCTCTTCAGGTAGATGTATTCCTCGAAGGTGAAGTGCGTCAGCTCGTCAAAAGCTATGAAATCATAGGCTTTGCCCTGATAGTTGTACTTGTCCTTCTCATGCTGCAGACTGCCGAAGATGATCTTCGCGCCGCTGGGAAAAGTCCAGGTATGCTTCTGCTCGTTGTACCGTGCCTTCGGGAACGCCTGCGGGTAATATCGCTGGCTCTTTTCCACCAGCTCGGAGAGCTGCGGAAAGGTCTTTCGGAGGATCAGCCCTTTGTAGTGCGGTATTCCCACCTGTCGCAGCGCCTCAATCACGAGTGCATCTGACTTCCCGCCCCCGGCTGCGCCGCCGTACAGAACTTCATCTTCTCCACGCTGCATGAAGGCAAATTGCCGCTGCTGCGCTTCCCAAACGGTCCTGTTCATTCGTCGTCCTCCGGCGGTGTCGGCCGGTCCTCCATGGTAGGCATGAAGATGATACCGCCCTCGCCGTCCGCCTCCACAATGCGCGTATCGCTGCGGAGCTTGGCAATCCGGGCCTGCTGTTCCTCGCGGTCAAGATCGTCCTTGCGCGGTTCAAACATGCCGAGGTGCTTTCCAAGAAGTTCAAGAGCCCGTATGCGGTCATAGGTCTTGACTTCTGTACCGAACTGTCCCTCTTTGATCCCGGAGATGATCTTTCTCGTTTCCCTCGGCAGTTCTTCGGTTGGCTTTATCACGACGTGGCCGCCGTTGTAGGAAACAATATCGGTAACATCCGCAAAGGCGATTGCGGCAAGCTCCCGGAGCACCCTGTCCTGCGTGATTTCTGTCCGCTTTTGGCGGTCTTCCATGCGCTCGCGGATGTGTTCTGCAACCTTAACATTTCTTAACATCCTCGCGGCAGCAGAAGCGGCGGTTTCTTCCCTCTTCACAGAAGGATATGCCGCCTTATATGCCCGCGTCGCATTCAGATCAATCAGGTACTCGTCGCAGAACCGCCGTTGCTTCTCGGTAAGTCCTGCCGCCACATAATCACTCCTCGCTCGGAACGATTACCTTGTGCCCCTCCACATAGATTGCGCTCACCGCTGCATTGGGGTCGGCGTACAGGTTGCCAAATTCATCTGTGGCAACGGGAACGCCGGTAGCACCGTCGATATACTTCTTCGGGTTCAGAGGCGACACGCCGCGCCTCGGCGCAAGGTCAGAATAGGCATTGTCTTCAAACAGTGCGGCCACTTCATCGGGCACAGTGACGGTATCACCGGCCTTGTAGACGTAGTTCACATTGTTGATCGTGACATACACGCGGCTGCCTTTGTCGGTCGGAATGGTGATCTGTTTACTCACGTTCAGCCCTCCAGTCTTAGAATCAAATATTCCGCTGGTATTATATCTTAGAATCTAAGACATTTCAACAGCAAAATGAAAGGACACGCCCGAAGACGTGTCCTAAGATTCTATTTCTTTCTGAATTCCTCTGCGAACGGGCAGGTTTTCCAGTGCGGGAATCTCGCGAGGCCGTCCGGGTCACACTGGAAGTCAAAGGTGCACTGGATCACTTCGCCCTTGTCGTTCACGACGTAATCCTCGAAGTCTGGTGTATTGCCCGCATGATATTCAACAAGGCCCTCGTCGCACGGCATCCAGCGGTTGTCCGGGGTTTTCACCCACACAATCGGTGCACCGCATTTCTTACACCTTGCCATTACCAGAGATCCAGTCTTTCGGCGAGCCGCTCAATCTTCTGGTCCATGTGCTCGCACACATTGTCATTGATGCCGAGGATCAGACGAAGCTGTTCCAGCATGATGGTCACGTCGGCGGTCTCTTCCGCAATCGCATCGATCACTCCCTCGTCCGGTTCCAGATAGCCGGGAACACGGAAGAACTTGCAGATTGCTTTGGACAGCTCGCTCATTTCCTCGATCACCATCAGCATTTGGGGCTTGATCCCGTATTTATCAATGGCGTGCTCGTAGACCTTCTTCCGTTCCTCGTACACGAATCTGTTCATGCCAGTGCACCATCCCTGATTACTTTGTTCTCTACCTTTCGGTAAGCGTCGAGGTAATACTCGCCCTTGTCGCCGTTGTAGGTCAGCTCATAATACATGCTGTCCGGCAGGGTGGAAGCAAGCAGCCATTTCCAGTTCTGGAGGGTTTTGCATTTCCAGACGATATAAACCTCGAAGTTGGGGACGGGATCGCTCTTGTCCAGATGGTCGACGATGTAGTTGTTCACGATATCCTCGGCCTTCATATCGCAGACCGTAGGCGTGCCGCCGGGTCTCTTCTGCCTGACCGGGTGAGTAGGAGGCACTTCTTCCGGTTTCGGCTCTTCCTTCGTGAACTCCCCGCCGTCCTGCTGTTTCGGGAATCGCAGGTATGCCAGCTTGTTGTACCGCTCAATGCCGGCAATGGGAATGGCCTGCCCGTTATCCATGCGGTCAACAACTTCCTTCTGGATGATTGCCATCTCGGTCAGGTCGTTCTTCACGTCCTCCGGGATGCCGAGTACATCCGCTACCATGTCCGCTAAGATTTGTTTCCGGTCTCTTGCTCTCATTTTGATGATTTCCATGGTTATTTCTCCTTTTCTGAAATTTGAATATCGATACCTGGCTGAATGGTCCGGGTGTCTCCCGGCCTCGCCTGTTGTATCCATTTGGCTGTGTCGTAGGCGGTCAGGCGGTCAGCGCCCATCCATTGCAGTGCCCCGACAATCTCCCAATACCGCCACGTTTCAAGGGTCTCTTTCTTTCTCCCGGAACGGAAGACGGCTATCCGCTCCCGTTCCGGCGCTGCTTTGCTATTTCTCATAGCCCATGATCTCGTGATTGCTCTCTACCTGCGGCGGGCCGTCGTCCAGTTCTGCCTTGATCCGGTCAATGGTGTCTGTCCAGTCCGGGTCAGGCTGCCAGACCTTCACGTCGTCCGGCTCCTCCTGCTGGTGCCGTAGCTGTGGTGGAGGGGGGAGGAGCGGTGTTTCCTTCCCCAGCCATTGGCAGAAGTTGAAGGCTGCGCACAGGAAGCCGTAGAT